AGCGCCACCCTGGTCCCGTACGGGTTGCTGAGGCCAAAAGTGCTGGTCAGAGCCGAAACACACACATAGTTGCACGTGCAAGTATATATTCTATGCACAGTCACATGTGTGACGGGCGTCACCGCAGTGCCCCGGTTTCGCTCAGGGGGCAGGTACATGACCTATGAGAAGGGAAAAACCACCTGACCTGCTGTTTAGGGGGTAAGGGGGTTACGTCTTGTTCTTATATAATTTTTCAGAGGTAAGGGACCCCTCAAGGGTCCCCTTGGTTGGGAAGATGACACATACAGTAGGGTTACCTACGTATGGGGTTCAAAACCCAATAGAGTAGAACCTCTCTAAATCCGTTCGGTCCTACTCGATGGGACCTCTTCAAGGAGGTCCCATGAGCTGGAATTCTTCAAACCGAGTTGGTGAGCTGCCCTCTAACTGGGCAGCCCTACGGAGGACCATCCTCTCAAGGGATGGTCGTATATGTCAACTCCAATACGAAGGTTGCTCCTTGAGAGCAACCGAGGTAGATCATATCCGACCAGGAGATGATCATAGTCTTACCAACCTCCAAGCAGTTTGTACTGCTTGTCACTCCATCAAGTCCTCTCAAGAGGGCTTGAGAGAACGTCTCCGAAGGAAGAGGTTGACCAAACGACCAAGAGAACAGCATCCTGGCCTCAGGAAGGCCAGATAACTCCCAGGAGGAGTAATGGCAGGGATTACCGGTCCAGTACCGAAGCGAAGCGACGAGAGGGTTCGTCGGAATGCCGAAGTCATTCCGATCGAGAAGCTAGTAGCAGCCGGACTGGTTATTGCACCACCACTAGCTCTGGATGACCCACATCCAATGGTAGTGAACTTCTACGACTCCCTGAAGGAGTCGGCACAAGCCAAGTATTACGAACCATCCGACTGGGAATACGCCCGGTACGTGATGTACTTCATCAACAAGCTTATGCGCCAAGGCGAGAAGCCTTCGGCGGTCATGTTTGCGGCTATCAACTCCGCGCTGTCCAACCTGTTGGTCACCGAAGGAGACCGTAGGCGTGTGAGGATCGAAGTTGAGCGTGATGGTCAGGAAGCTGAGATCACCGATATTGCTGCTTACTTCAAGGAACGTGCCAGCAAGGCATCCTAAGAGTTCTGACTCCGGAGGTTGAGTGGCGTACCTCTCCTCCGCTGACTCCCTCCGGAGTTGGTTCCAAACCCAATCTAGGCTATACCGCTGGAGTTAAACGCCAGGACAGCCTAGTCCTAGATTCCCTAAGGGGTTCATATGAGTGACGTTGCAGACCTTGTCAACGCGCTGAGAGCGCGTGGTGTCACAGTATACGAATGGTCGGGCTGGAACGGCCGTGGTAACGAGGGTAAGCCCCAGATCGACATCCGGGGAGCCATTATCCACCACACCGGTTCCAACTACGGTTCGGCCTACGCAGGCCTTGTATCGTCCACTCAGGATTGGGCGTACGGGCAGGCACTTGCCAACTTCTCCGGCAATGCCGATGGTTCGTTGACGGTCCTCGCTTCTGGTGTCGCATGGCACGCGGGGGGTGGTTTTGGTCCGAACCAAGGACCTTTGAGTCCTTACGCTTCCAACCGGAATTACTACACGGTTGGTCTTGAAATTGTCTACCCCGGTGTCTCGCCGATGACCGCTGCGCAGTACTCCACTGCCAAGGTCTTCGCCAAGACGGTGGCCGATCTGTTTGCCAACGGGGATATCAACGTTGTTCGCGGACATGGCGAAGTCAACGGCAGGGGTTACGAAGGCAAGTGGGACCCCGGCTTCAGGTCCGGACAGATGATCGACATGAACGCCTTCCGTGCGGAGGCCCGAAACGCTACCTCAGGAGGCCCTTTCATGGCGCTAACCGATACTCAGCAGCAGTACATCTATGATTCGCTCGTAGACCTACGGAACGACCTGACGATTCCCTTCCTCGCGAACGGTGTGTCGACGGGTAACGTCATCAAGTATCTCTACGAAGCGGTTGTGGATATCCGTACTGACCTGAGCCTGCCTTACCTAACCAACGGTAAGTCCACGGGTCAGGTAATTACCGAGCTTGAAGCCCGACTCACGAAGCTGGAAGACCTGATCAAGGGTGTTTCGGCGGGTGTGGTTGACGTAGACAAGCTCGCAGACGCCTTGGTAGACAAGGTAGATGTGGATTTGGTAAAGAAGTAATGGCTCCAACAATTTGCGACGGCTGTGGTTCGAGGGTTGAAGATTGCCCTACCGGCGGCCAATGTCCTACGGAGTAGACGTGTCAGACACCAAGTGCAGGGAATGTGGACACTCCGGAGGTAACCATGCTTCGTGGTGCTCGCAGCACCCAGATAGGGATCAGCCCGCATGTTGAGGTACAAGGATGAAGACGGCGTAGAACGCTGCGACACCTGTCACAACAGCGGCGGGGTACACGCCTCATGGTGTGACGTGATCAAGGACCTACAGAACGAGAACAAGTGACGACTACCAAGTGCAGGTGGTGTGGCGGTCTAGGCGACAACCACAGCCCAACCTGCCCGAATAGGCCGTGGTGAGTAATATCCAGTTTGTTCCAGGCGACGACGGGTGCCCCGATTGTGGGCTCAAGGGTGGACAGCACATGTTCTCCTGTCCCCGTCGATAGCCATAGTGATTTGAGGGTCTGATGACCCCACCCAGTTGACCCCCGTCTGGGAATCAAAGCGGGGTAACAACGCGAGTATTCGGCAATCCTGGGAGTCTCATAAGCTCCGCAGGTGGGGTTCAACTCCCTGCCTCGCGACCACTTGTGCAAAACGCTGCCAAGCGTCGGGGTGTGTACAACCTCGTGGGCCGGTGCGCCCGATGAACACAGGTTTAAGCTCCTCTAGCCCAACGGAAGAGGCAATAGGCTCAGACCCTATTCAGTGAAGGTTCAAATCCTTCGGGGAGTACTGTCCCAGTTTGTATGGTAATTGGCAACCGGCCTGACTGTAACTCGGGAGTTCGAGGTTCGAGTCCTTGAACTGGGATCAACGGGACGTAGCTCAACTTGGAAGAGCAGTGGCGTGAAAAGCCACGGGTTCTTGGTTCAAATCCAAGCGTTTCGGCTTTGCCTGCTAGCTCAAAGGAAGAGTTCCTGGCCTACACCCAGGAGATCAGGGTTCGATTCCCTGGCGGGTAACCACTTACGGAGGATCGATGATCGCAAGCAAGGAAGAGTTCAACGACTGGCCCAAGATGTACCAAGACCTGTATATGGGGTTCATCGAAGCCAGTCGTGGCATGTGGCAGCAGAACATGCCGCAAGAGTGGATGGACTACGTAGAAGAGTTCAAGTCCGGGATTGCCGATCGTATCCGTGTAGAAATCGCTTCTTAGCTCAGTCCGGACAGAGCACCAGGCTACGAACCTGGGTTTGCGGGGGTTCGAATCCCTCAGGAGCGACAGTTTAGTTGACAGTACACTCACGCATGTAGGAACTGTCCGTGGGTCCAGCGATGACGAGCGCGACAATACCGTGTCGTGGCGGTTGTATCGAGTGGCCACGTTATTGGATACTAGCTTAACTGGCAAAGCGACGGGCCGTTACCCCGTTAGATACTGGTTCGAATCCAGTGTATTCAGCTACCTTCGCAACGAAGGTTCCATGTAACGGATGGAAGATAATGCCAGGATCAAATGCAAAGATGGTTGCCGAGTGGCGACGTCGAACGAAACGCAAGCTTGTAGAAGCACACGGCGGGGCCTGTAAAGATTGTGGCTTCATGGGGCCAGCGTTCATGTACGACTTCGATCACAGAGTCCCTGCTGACAAATCGTTCAGCTTGGGCCAAGACGGTTGTTCAATCTCCTACGATCGGCAATACGCCGAATCGTTGAAGTGCGATCTAGTCTGCGCCAACTGTCACCGTATTCGCACCCACAAGCAGAGATGCGCTGGATGCGAATACTGCTAAATTCCCGCAGTGGTTCTCTGAGGTTCAACTCCTCAGGCGGGAGCAGGAAGGATGCCGAAGTGGACGAGGCACCGGTTTGTGAAGCCGGTCTAAGCGGGTTCGAGTCCCGTCCTTACCAACCACGTACAAGGAGCGAAGTGGCTGAGATTGAATGCTACCTATGCAAAGGTGGCGAACGAGAAGTTACGGCTGTTGGTAGTGACGGTGAACCCTACCCGATTGTCTGTCCGGAGTGTCACGGTAGGGGTACCAAGAGTGGCTGATTCCAACTGCCCCGTGTGTAAAGGTGAAGGTGTTGTAGACCGCAAGAAGGCCAACGGGGAGTGGGAGTACAGCGTTCCCTGTGGTTGCTAGTTTTACCGCTCGCTAACTCAATTGGTCAGAGTGCCTACCTGATGAGTAGGAAGTACCAGGTTCGAAACCTGGGTGAGCGACCGTCCATTAGCTCAAGGGTAGAGCAAGGGCCTCTTAAGCTCTAGGTTCCAGGTTCAAATCCTGGATGGATGACAATCCGTGTATTCGCGAGTGGGGACGCCTGCGTAAGAGTGTGCACGGACCAATGGTTGTTGGTGTAACGGCAACACTCTGGGCTCTGAACCCAGCGTTCCTGGTTCGAATCCAGGGCGACCAGCATGGTATTTTTGTGTAAAGACTGTGGACGGTTCTTTTGCGTCTGCTAGTCAAGGGGACATAGTTTAATTGGAAAAACTGCGGGCTCCAACCCCGCCGATGAGCGTTCGAGTCGTTCTGGCCCGCT